GGATAATGCATATTGGGGACCACCAAAGGGACATTTACAAAAAGGAGAAACTCCACTACAGGGAGCAACCAGGGAAACTTATGAAGAGACTGGTATAACAGTTTCCAATACATTTAAAAATTTTGAGTTTATCTATACTGTAAACTTTGGTACATCTAAGGAAAAAAATATCACAATGTACTTGGGTAAGGCAAATAGCAAGACGGTTAAGTTGTCGCATGAGCACAATGAATATGTGTGGGTAGATCGAGATCAAGCAATATCAATGATGAATCAAGAAAACGCAGTTGATATGTTTAATTCTATAGAATCATTGGATATGAACGAATCTATCTCGGTACCAATAGAGGTAGGAGATACTGTCTTGGGAGGTAGGTTTAAGAATAAACCAATCGTTGTTAAGGATATAGGAAAGAATGAAAAAGGTGATATTACAATTAACGGAAGACCTCTTCTAAAGTATAGAATAGTATCAAAGTCAGATATAGAAGAATTTGTGATCAAAACAAATATTATTGAATCTTCAGTTACACCAAATACAGCTGGGGGTTTTGTAGATGATGGACCAAGATATTGGTATGGAAATCAAAATACATATCGCAAATCATCTGAGCGAGAAGCTGCTAAGCTGGGATACAGGGTAGTAAATTATATAGTACCTGATATGGAATTTGAAGAACACGATACCTACTATCCAAATGGACCTACCGGAGCAGTTACATACTTTCCTGCGGGAATGGTTGGAGCCAAGGCTGGTACCAATATACTAGCTGATCTGAAAGGTAAGAAGGCATTTGATAAGTGGTTACAAAACATTAACAGAAGTATAGTAAGACTAGGATGGAATCTTGTAGATTTTATTTCAGCTGATGATTCAATTAAACAATCTTCCAAAGAACCAATCAAGTCAACAAATCCAAAGGTTGACCAACCTGACCCAACAAAACCAAAAGATGAAAAGGACCAACATAATAAGATGAGTGTAGTAGAAGAACAATTATTTACTAAGAAATGGTGGAAAGACATTCTTACCGAGGGTGGTGCTTATGGACACATGGCACATCCATTTGATGATATGGATCTTACTTTTGGAGACCTAAGTGCCATTATTGAAAATGGATTACAGGGTACTCTCGATCGGGAAGATAATGTGACGGAAAAATTAGATGGTCAAAACTTAATGATAAGTTGGAAAAATGGTAAGTTGATAGCTGCAAGGAACAAAGGACATTTGAAAAATGCAGGTAAAACAGCACCAGATGTCAAAGGCATTATGACAATGTTCAAAGGTAGAGGAGATATAGAGAATGCATTTGTATTTGCTATGAAGGATCTCCAAAAGGCTATAGGGAAATTAACAGAAAAACAAAGAACCAAGATATTTCAAAATGGTAGTTCTTTTATGAATCTTGAAGTAATGTGGCCCAAATCAGCAAATGTTGTAAATTACGACAAGGCTGAAATAGTTTTTCATGGAGCACTGAGGTATAATGATGCTGGCAGTCCCACAGGAAGTGTACCGGATAGTGCAAGAGCATTGGAGGGTATGATACGTCAAGTTAATCAAAACGTACAAAAACATTATAAGATATCCAAGCCTAATTTTCTCAAGGTTCCAAAGAGTCAAAATTTTGGAAAGAGACAATCATACTACAATTCCAAGGTATCTAAGCTGCAAACCAAGTATTCTCTAAAGGATTCAGATACATTAGCTCTGTATCATCAACGTTATTGGGAAACATTTATACAACAAGCAGAAAAAGAGTATTCTTCACGTTTAAATGATATGACATTTAGAGGTCTAGTTCGGAGATGGGCTTTTGGTGATAAGTCATTTAAGATACCGGATATCAAAAAGGCTCTAAGTGATAGTCCAGAATTTTTAAAATGGGCACTAGGATTTGATAAAAACGATCATGCCGCTAGAATAAAAAGTAATATGAAACCATTTGAAGTGTTATTCTTTCAACTTGGAGCAGAAATATTAAAAAATATAAAAGGATTTACAGCAGCAAATCCATCAGCTTCTGTTCAAAGAATGCAAAAGGGATTAGATAAAGCTATAAGGGACATCCAAAAGGGAGATGACGTCAAGAAGATAAAATTAGTAAAAAATCAATTAGAGAAGTTATCTGCTATAGGAGGACCGGAATCAATAGTACCTTCTGAAGGTCTAGTGTTCAAATATAAAGGTAAAGTATATAAGTTTACTGGAGCATTTGCACCAGTGAATCAAATACTTGGAGCACTAAAATTTAGCCGATAACTATATAACTATATATGTATACAGGAAGCAAGTCATGTCAGTAGAAAAAACACAAAACAAAATAAATCAACTCTTCAAACCAAAAGTCCAAGTTGGATACAATTCACCAACTGTAAATCAACGAAAAGAGGGTGAGGAATGGACTGATGCTAGAGGTCGAACGTGGAAGATAGAAAATAAACAAAGAAAACAAATTACTAAGATTCCACCTCGAGGGTTTGACAAGTGCTTGGATTGTAATAAACTTATTCTAAAGAAAATGGATCAGGACACTTGGAATAGAATGGCGAGATGCTACTACTGCCAAGTTAATTTTGAAGCTCATTTGAAAACTATTAATAAATGGGGTGAGTGGGTAAACGAACAAGAACAAGCTAGGTGGAAATCCGTGACTGAAGAATTAACTGATGCACTAAGGAGTGAAAGTGAAAGGTTACCCGACTTTGATCCTACATTAGCAAACGCAATAACTAACGAACATAAGAACGGAGCTAAGTAATGAAAATTTTAACAAAACTTGTAGCTATATTGGCTGGAATTGCAGGAATAGTAGGTATGGTTTTAGGTTCACAAAAAAAATCTCAAGAAGTCAAAGAATTAAAAAAAGTTATAAATAATTCTAAAAAAGAAGAGGCTAAAGTAGAAAAAGATATAGTAAGTTTAGAGCAGGATAAAGCCACTAATAAAAAAGAAATCACAAAGCTGAAGAGAAGATTAACCGTAGCTAAGAAAAAAACAGTTAAGATGGAAGAAGCCTATGAGGCAGATGATATAGAATCAGCAGAAGATTTTTTAAAAAAGTTTTCCAAAAAGAAATGAGAATGGATATGAAAATATTAAAGTATTTATTAATTACCAGTTTAGTGATGTCCGTGACAGATGGACAAACCATTAAAAAAAATGGCAAGGAAGTAGCATCTTTCACACAGGCACAAGCACTTGAAATGTTAAAAGCTCGTGATGCTCAATGGAAAGGTAAGTTGGCAAAAGCTGACTCGTTGATAGCATCTAAGAACGTTGTGATTAACGAGTGCGAGAGTCTAGTGACAGAAATAGAAAAAAATGCTAACGTCGAGTTTGTTTTATCTGAGGCGAAAAGCAGACAAATTAAAATATTAAAAACACGAGATGAAGCCAATGAAAAGATGATAAAGGCTCTCCAACCCAAATGGTATGAAAATCAATACTTGTGGTTAGTAATAGGAGTTGTTCTAGGTAAGATCTAATGAGTGACATCAAACAAGCCATACGTAGAGAGTATCTCAAGTCATCAGATGACCCTATCCACTTTTTACGTAAATATGCAACCATACAACATCCTCAGAGGGGTAAGATTAAATTTGATCTATATGATTTCCAAGAGAGATCACTTCAGGATCTAAGACAGCATGACTATAATATAGTTTTAAAATCTAGACAGCTTGGAATCAGTACGTTATCTGCAGGTTATGCTCTATGGACGATGTTATTCTTTCAGGATAAAAATATATTAGTAATTGCTAAGGATAAAGACGCTGCTAAGAATCTCGTTACTAAAGTGAGAGTGATGTATAAAAATTTACCCACTTGGTTAAAGACTACAGTAGAGGAAGACAATAAGTTGTCGTTTAGATTGGGCAATGGCTCACAGATAAAAGCTGTTGCTGCTACACCAGAAGCTGGTCGATCAGAAGCATTATCTCTGTTGATACTTGACGAGGCAGCATTTATTGATACAATTGAGACTATATGGACAGCTGCACAACAGACGCTTGCTACGGGTGGAAGATGTATAGTTTTATCGACACCAAACGGTGTTGGAAATTGGTTTCATAAAATGTGGGTTGATGCTATAGAAGGCACAAATGGATTTTCTTTTATAGAATTACCATGGCAAGTTCATCCCGATCGAGACCAATCGTGGAGAGATGAGCAAGATAAAATTTTAGGTCCAACAAAGGCATCTCAAGAATGCGACGCCGACTTTTTAAGTTCAGGTAATTCAGTAGTAGATGCACAGATACTTCAATGGTATAAGGAAACAACAGTTGTTGAGCCAGTAGAACAGGGTGGTGTAGATAAAAATCTTTGGATATGGTCTTATCCAGACTATACAAAGGAATATATAGTTGTTGCTGATGTAGCACGTGGAGATGGAACGGATTATTCAGCCACACAGGTGTTTGAAGTAGATACAATGGATCAAGTAGCTGAATATAAAGGTCAGCTAGGAACTACGGATTTTGGTAACTTTTTGATAGAACTTTCGACTAAATATAATGATGCATTGCTCGTGATAGAGAATAACAATGTGGGATGGGCAACAATACAAACTGTAATAGATCGGGGTTATAAAAACCTTTTCTATCAATCTAAAGATCTACAGTATATTGATGTTGAGCAACATACTACCAACAGATATAGATCTGAAGATAAAAATCTCATACCTGGATTTGGAACTTCTGCTAAGACTAGACCATTGGTAATAGCTAAGATGGAAGAATATACAAGAGAAAAATTAGTAAAATTAAAATCAACACGTTTAGTAGAAGAACTTTTTGTATTTATATACAAGAACAATAAACCTCAAGCCATGCAGGGATATAACGACGATTTAGTAATGTCGTATAGCATAGCATTGTGGATAAGGGATACAGCTCTTAGATTAAAATCTGAAAAAGATGCTTTGCAAAAAGCTACAATGAATTCTATCTTAAATTCAAATCAAGGGCATGATGCTGGATTTAGTAATAGAACATCTCCTGCTGGAAAGGATAATCCATGGGAGCAAAATATAAAGGGACAAAAAGAAAGTCTCGAATGGTTATTATAAATAGGATATTAAATGGCACAAGAAAAAGAAAACATTTTACAACGACTAGGAAATTTACTACAAAGTAATATAGTTATACGAAAAACTGGTGATAATCGACTAGTTGTAAAAGATTTAGACTTTAATCAAAGTGGATTACTTAGCAATTTTGTAGATCGATACAGCAAGATTATGGGGGGCAGTGGTTTTGGTTCACAATATTCTGCAATGCAAAATAGCAGGAATGCATATGAAGTAGCCCGGACAGAATTATTTAGAGAATATGAGCTTATGGATTCCGATCCTATAATCAGTAGTGCTTTGGATATCTACTGCGACGAATCTACAATTGATAATATTAGTGGTGAGATACTAACCATCCAAACAGACAATGGTAAACTCCATTCAGTACTTCATAATTTATTCTATGATATATTGAACATAGAGTTTAATTTATGGTCGTGGATGAGAAATTTAGTAAAGTATGGAGATTTTTTCCTATTAATGGATATAATGGACAAGTATGGTGTAGTAAATGTTAAGCCATTATCACCTTATGAAGTCAGAAGGTTGGAAGATCACGATCCAGAGAGTCCTAAAAAAATTAACTTTGAAATAACTGGAGATGAATCTTCTAGAAGACCTAATTCAGCTAAACCTAAAATGTATGAGAATTATGAAATAGCTCATTTTAGATTGCTCAGTGATAGTAATTTTTTACCATATGGTAAATCTATGTTGGAGGGAGGTAGAAGAGTTTGGAAACAATTGTCTCTTATGGAAGATGCCATGTTAATTCATAGGATCATGAGAGCTCCTGAAAAGAGGGTATTCAAGTTAGATATTGGTAATATACCACCTAATGAAGTTGATAATTTTATGCAAAAGATTATTAACAAAATGAAAAAAATACCCGTTATAGATCAAAATACAGGTGAATATAATTTAAGATATAACATGGAGTCCGTAACTGAAGATTACTTTTTGCCAGTTAGAGGGGGAGACTCAGGTACGGAAATTGAAACTCTACCAGGTTTATCTAATGATGCAGCTATAGATGATATAGAATATTTAAAAAATAAATTAATGGCATCATTGAAAGTTCCAAAGGCTTTTCTTGGTTATGATGAGAGTATAGGCAGTAAGGCTACTCTGGCAGCTGAAGATGTTAGATTTGCACGTACTATAGAGAGGTTACAAAAGATAGTAGTCTCTGAACTTTCCAAGATTGCAATAGTGCATCTGTATGCTCAGGGCTTTGAAGATGCTGAATTACTAGACTTTAATCTTGAACTACAAAACCCTTCTATGATTCATGAACAAGAAAAGTTAGAATTAATGGAAAGACAAATACAGATAGCTCAGGCAGCAATGGACAATAAACTATTTAGTCGTGATTGGGTTTATGATAATATATTTGATATGAATCAACAAGACAAATCTGAAATTTTTGAAGGCGTTATAAACGATCAAAAACAAGCATTTAGAATGGATCAAATAGAAGCTGAGGGTAATGACCCTGCAGAAACTGGAGCTGCTGCTGACGACATCGAAGAAGAAACCGGAGAATGGGGCGGATCTGAAAAAGGTCCTAGATATGATAACGGTGACAATAGAGGTAGATCATCAGCACAAGATCTCAAGGATGCAACCAAATATGAACGACAACGTATGGGAGCTAGAGAGTTCAAAGGGGGCTCACCTCTTGCTATGAGCAAAGGTGCTACAGCAGTTAAGTCTGAAGGCTTACTGCAACAGTTGAAGGAAAAGTTTAAAACATCAACTAGTTCACAGGGTTTGCTGAACGAAGAAATTCTTTTAGAGGATGAAAACGATGTTTGATTACTACTTATATATGAAATACTGTATACACAGCAACTGGGGACTTATACATGAAATCTAAAAAAGTCAAGCACAATAAGCTAAAAAACACGGGATTACTCTTTGAGTTCCTGGTTAGACAAATTACAGCGGATGTGCTCAACAAGACTTCCAAGAGTCAGGCTTTATCCATTACCAAAAACTATTTTAACTCTAAGACTGAAGTTAGTAAAGAGCGAACACTATACAACATGATAGTTAATCAAAAATACAAGACGGATAAGCAGGCTCAATTTTTTATCAATGAAGTAAACACTTCATTCAAACAACTTAATCGAAGTAAACTCCGAAAGGAAAAATATCAGTTAGTTAAAGATATACAGAAGAATTACAATTTACAAGAGTTCTTGTCTTCAAGTATACCTAACTATAAAAGTTACGCATCAGCTTATAAACTATTTGAATATGGCGACAAGTTGAATCCTGAAGAAAAAACAGAAACTCATTTCAATTTAGTTGAAAATATAACATCAGCTCCTGAAGTAAATTTAAACGACTCGGTTGGTAAAAAGCTACAATCTAGTGACGAGCTCAGAGTATTGACGTATAGGATATTGTTAGAAAGATTCAATGCTAAGTATCAATATCTTAATGGCAAGCAAAAACACCTACTTAAAGAATACATTAATAACGTATCCAATACAAATTCACTAAAAGAATTTATAAATAGTTGTGTTAAGAAATTGAAAAAATCATTAAACGAACATATTTCAAAAGTAGATCACAAAATAACAAAAATTAAGCTACGAGAAGCTGTAAATAGTATAG